CGAGGCCGGCCTTGCCGAACATCTGCACCGGATCGAAATACTGCACGCGGGTGTCGCCATGCATGACCGACCGCAGACCGCTCGTCATGCGTGCCTGCCCCCGCGCCGCCTGGATCAGCATTCCGGTCGCCGCCTTGAGTGCCGGCGGCGCGGCATCTGGCAACGCATAGCCACCGCTGTAGGTCACGGTGACCGGCTCGGCCCAGGCCCCCTCGATGCGTAACTTGCCGGATGCGTTCTCAAGCTCATAGATCGCCGTGTCGAGGATACTACCGCGCGGCGATTCCACCGAGACGATGTCGGCGTCGGCAACCGGATAGCGGGTTAGGAACACTCGCGGCGAGTCGCTGCAGCGCCAGGTCTCCTCGACGGTCTCATAGCCAAACACCCGATTGCACATGGTTGCGACCACGTCGCTGTACTGATCGATCAACATCTGCAGTTGCGCGTCCTCGCTGGTGTCGGTCGGCGGCACGTTAAGGATGGCCTTCAGCTCGTCGAGCGTCAGCAGCGCGTAGCTGGTGGCAGGCGTCAGCACCTTGACCCAGATGTCGGTCATCAACGCGCCTCGTCGTGGAACTGCTCGAACAGGCTGCGCAGCTCGAGCGGCGGCGCCTCGCTCTTGTCGGACAGGATCGGGATCGCGGCATAAGCCTTGCGATCGATCTTCCAGCCGATGATCACCGGCGCAGACGTGCCCGGCAGACCGCGCGCGCCTGCGGCGCCGGGTTCGCCGCGCTCGCCCGCCGGCCCCTTGCTGCCCTGCCGGCCGGCGGACGCGATCAACTGCCAGCCCTCGCCTGGGCACGCGCCAGGCGCCGCGCGCCGCGCGATGAAACTCGATCCGCCGAGCGCCACGATGTCGAGCGCCGCATAGGTCTCGGCTTCGCTCCAGGTGCCGCGCACCGTCGGCATGGCCGCATCGCGACCTGGGCAAGCGAGGCAGACCCAATCGGCAAGGCCCGGCGCCTGCCCGGTGTCGCAGCTTGCCTGGTAAGTTCCGCCGCCATGGGTCACCACGACTCCGGCGTAATGGACAACGCCTGGCGTCCATTCCCGCACGACTGAGAGCATTCCGGGCTCGCCCTTTTGGCCGTGCCTGCCGTCCTTGCCATCGCTGCCGTCACGTCCGTCACGGCCCGGCGGCCCGGCGGGTCCGGCCGGCCCGGTCTTGCCGGAATCGCCCCGCTCGCCCTTTGGTCCGGCGGCGCCGCGCTTGCCTTCCGGGCCGGACATTCGCGCCAAGACGCGCACCTCGGCCAGGGCGCGCTGCGCCAGCGCCAGAGCTGCGCCCACCGCATCGAGCAACGTCGGCTGTACGCTCATGCGCGTTGCCTCATGCTACCAACAGCCACGCCACGGCCTCATCGTCGTCATGACGTCCGCTGGCCTCGCCTTTGAGATTGCCAATCACGCCCGAGCTCTTGCCGCGCGCGCCGATGGCGCCCGAGCCGTCAGCGCCGGGACCGAGGACGACGGCAGCCGCCGCGCCTGTCGAGCCACGGACGCCGTGGGCGACGGCCCTGACCCGGAGCCGCGTCAGACCCCGCCCGGTGGCACCGGCTGCACCAGCGGCCACGCCAGCAAGACGCAGCGTCGCCGCGCCGGTGCTGGCCGCAAGAACGTCGCCGTGCGCCTCGCCCTCGAGTTCAGGCAGGACGCCATAGCCGACGCCCTCGACCAAGGCCGGCCGCAGTGGCTCACGATAGCCGCCGGGCAGGGTGACGGTGATCGGCGGCGCGCCCGTGACCGCGCCCGCAACCGCCGCGGTGTCCGCGGCCTCGCTCGCAGCCATGAAGCCGGTGGCCGCCGCCAGCAGGGCCGAACCGTCCCAGCGGGTGTAACCCGAACCTGACGGGGCCCCGAGCAGGGGACCGTCAAAGTTCGCGGTGACCGTATCGCCGAGGCGAAGGAGGGAAACAACGAGGTAGAGCGGCGGACTTAATCCCGAAAGCGAAACCGAGGCCGACCAGCTTCCGCCTTGCGTGATGTTGCGGAACGCAACCGTCTGGGCAACAGTGTCGACTTGAATGCCGCACCGATCTCCAGCAAGCCACGGCGTGCTGAAAGATTGAATCGCGCCGTTTTTAGCAATCGAACCGTCGGCAAAATATCCTATCGACGAATTGCTCCCGCTACCCACGGCGGTATTGTCGAGTGGCAGCGCGTCGCTGGCCAGCCCAAAGGCAAGAATGGCACCTCCGCCTGACGTGTCTTGCGACACGCACAAGACCTCAGCGTAGACCTTGGTCCCGCGGATCTCGTTGGAAAAGGTGTTGCTGTAGCTCACGGCTTGAACACCGCTATAACGGCCCCTGCCGCGGTTGCTCCCGTCCAAGACCATGTTGGGTTTGTGGCCGCAGCAGTGGCCTGCAAAAGGTAAGCCATATAAATTGGCTCGGCGATGCCATTGCCTACGTCGTCGCCGGCGTTGCCGTCGGAAACTATGTACCCGCCGTCTATAGTTATATCGGGCGCTGCAAAAATTTTGGGGCCACAAACCGTTATAATCAAAGAATGGTTTTGCGCTGGCGTGACCGCCCCTGGCTGAATACTCCCATGTCCACCGGCTAAGTGTCCATCCCCGTTTTCTGCAACAAAAGGACTTGCATTAGCGCCATTCCACGCTTGCACGGCGATGCCGCCGTAGATCGTATTGCCGGCCCCGTTGGAATACGAAAAAGTGTGAGCGCTTCCGACACTTGGAGATGCACAATAATACAAGCGAACGTAGAGCTCGGTCGATGCAGTCTGTGCGGTAAGTCCGATCCAAGTATTGCCCTTGCTGTCAGAGAGATTTCCAATATCGATTCCCGACCGATATTGCGTCACCGCGACAACAAGCAAATTCGCGCCCGTCGTATTGATGGACCCGGTCGTGACCGGGCCGTTCTCTTTATGCGTGTTCGTGTGAGCAACAAGAGTAAACCCAGCCGACACGACGACGTCCGTCATCGACGCGGTGTCGGCCGCTTCCAGAGCGGCCAGTATCCCGCTGGCGGGCGGCGGGCCTGCCAACGTCGCCGTCAGGTTGGTGTTGGACAACGTCATAAAACTGGAGGTGTGGGCCGGGTTGAAGAACGTCTTCGTGACCGTGCCGGCCAGTGCCGTAGTGTCGGCAGACTCGATAGCCGCGAGGGAGTCGGTCATGCCGAGTGGGTGATGGTTCCAGCGGTCAACGTCACCACCTGGCCGGTGGTGATAGCAACCGAGTTGAGCACGACGTCGGTCCCCGTCGTGCCAACGCTCAGCCCCGAAACGATGACGTTGCCGCCGCCGTCCTTGATGCGCGCTGCCGCTGCGGTGCCGGTGCCGATCGCAGTGCCGGACTTTGGCACCCCGGCCATGGTCGCTACGGCAGGCGTGCCCGCCACGGTAAAGCTCGGGTCGGCAAGCGTGATCACCACCAGCGTTGCCGCCATTGCGGCCGTGCCAATCTCCAGCGTGGCGGGCGAAGCATTTACATCGATCGCGGTCACCACCGCGTTCATTCTGGTTGTTTGTAACGCGGCTGCGTATGAGACTGCCAAAGTTGTCTCCCATCCGAGTTAAGGCATCGCCAGCCTGAACGACCGGATGCGCACGGGACCGTTCCGGTAAATCTTGGTCGTGTTGAGCTTGATCACGGCGTCGGAATTCTCGTCGCCAACATCGCAGGAAAAGACTTCAGTGCCGTCGGCGGCAACCAGGCGCGCTGTCGTTGCGCTGCCTTGCGCCAGCGCCTCATCCTCTTCGGCAATCGTGTTGAAGACGAGTTCACCGCCACCCGCCACCCTGGTTGCCGGGTCGGACAGCTTCAGCACGGCGAGCACGATTTGATCACCGCCTCGTAGCTCGATGCTGCCGCCGTCCATGAGCGGCGCCAGCGCGTCCAGCATCAGATTGCTTGCGACTTCGGACAGGTTGACAATCACGGCGATGACTCTTCGTAAATGGGCACCAGCGCCCCCTGCTCGTCCCGCTCGATCCGCAGCACACGCGGCGGCAGCGCCACCGTCTTTTCGCTCGGCATGATCGGCGGCAATTCCTGCAATAGACGCATTGCCGTTGCCGTCTGCTCGGCCAGCGCGGGCGGCAGCTCGACGTGGCGGTCAAGACCAATCTTGAACACGGCGTCTGCCACGCACTCGCGCACGACCGGCATCAGACCTTTGGCGAGCGCAGTTATGGTCTCTTCATCCATCACGCGGCGGCCTTCAGTGCGAGAGCGAAAGCAGCGGTCAATTCATCGCCCGACTTTTTGGGGGCGGGTGGCGGTGGCTTTGTCGGATCGGCGGCGGCATCAGGCGCCGCGGCCGGCAGCGCCGCGGGAGGACTAGGCGGCGCTGCCGGAGCAGGTGTCTTCCCGATCTGACTTAAGGGGACGACCTGCTGCTGGACGCGAGGCTCGTCGCCGAACGAAACCGCCTCGTAGCCTTCGAGCGCGCGCGCTTCGTTCGGGGCGAAGATGCCGCCTTGCACGCCGCGCGCCAGGCTCTCGATGCGGTCCTTCATCGCCGAGCGCAGCAGCGCTGCGGTGTCGAATTCCACATACTCGTCGGGCTGGCCTTTAAGATCGAACAGCAGGCCGAACGCTTCCTCGATGTGATTGAGCGCAAATCCAAGTCCGCTTGCGACCCAACTCTGCATCAGTAATTCGGTCGAGCTGTACGCGGTGCCGCCGATGCCGAGGATCTGCAGCGGGATGCGGAACGCCAGCGCGATGGCCTCGTTCGACAGTTTCATCATCTCGGCGGTACCGGCATCCTTGCCGCTCTGCGCCCACGGCTGGACTTTCAACCCGGCGGTGAGAATTGGCGTGCCGCCCTGGTGCAAGCCCTTGGTCTGGTCGTTCCAGCGGTCGCGTAATTGCTGGACCTCCTCCTGCTTGAGCTTCAGGTCGGTCGAGAGCACCGCCGACGGCCGCGCCTCGTTGAGGTAGTACCCCATTTGCTGGCGCGCGATCGCGTTGGTGACTCCGATGTCGCTGTAGGCCGCGACGATCGGACTCTCGCCGATCAGCGGCACCGGCCAGCGATGCCGCACCGTATGCAACCGGATGTGCAGGACGTCGCGCTGCGGCACGATCAGCGGCTCGGCGCCGAGCCGTTTCTCGATCACCTGGTTGCCGTGCAACTGGTAGAAAATCTCGCCTGTGGACGCGAGCCGCGGATGTGACTGCAGCGGGTCCATCAGGTGCAGCTCGTCGATCTCGAAGCGGTCGTTGCGCAGCCCGAGCGCATAGGCGTTGCCCTCGAGGTAGAGCGAGCGCGTCACGTTCAGCAAGAAATCCGAGATCGACTGATAGTCGTTGGGATGGCGTAGCAGGCGTGAGAGTGCCGAGGTCTTGACGCGCTCGCGCCCGCCCTTGTCGTTGAGCCGCCAGTGATCGCCGGGGCACATGGCGACCGTCTGCGCATAGGCTGAGACGCAAGCCTCGACCATGGCCGACTGAGCGCCGAGGCTGACCGGCGTATAGCCCTGCTGCCACCAGTTGTCGGCGACGCCGGCGGGCAACCACCCGCCGGTGACCGGCAAATAGTAAGGGCCGGGCCGGTACTGGCCCTCACCCTTGCCGATGAGCTGGCCCGCAACGCGTGCCAGAAACCCGCGGACGGTCATGTTGCTGGCGTCGTGTTCCGCGTCTGGTAGTTGCCGCGTTCGCGTTTGGCGGCCTCGGAGTGCTTGGTCTCCTCGGCCTGCTTGGTCTGCGGCTCATTCTGCTCTGGGCTACCGTCGGGCTCGTGTTCCATGAGGTGGACACCCAGGGCGGCGAGGTCGTTTTCCTCTTGTGTCGGAGTCGGCTTTACCCCGCTCGCCATTTTGGCGTGCGCCTCGTTGGCCTTGTCGCGGGCCGCGCGGTCGTCGGCGAGCCGCTTTTTCGCGGCGGTCGTCTGTTCGTTGTCGGTCATTGTGTTTACTCCTGTTGAGTTTGCCCTACCACGTAACGCCCGCCACCCACGCAACGGTACCAGTACGGCGGATTCCCCAGGTGAGCGGCATGATCATCCGCAGGGCCAGCATGTCGGTCTGGAACATGCTCTTGGCCGGGAACGCGACCGCGGTGCCCGACGTGGAAATATCGGTCGGCGTCGTGTCCTCCATGTGTAACGTGGCCTGATCCGAGATCTCGAACCGCGGCCCGTCGCCGGTGACGCTGACGAAGTCCGCGGCATCGATGACGATGACCGTGCCCGCCGGCACCGTGCCGCTCTGGATGATCGGCCAGCCGCCGAGGCGGCCCTGGCTGATCTCGTCGCGGAACGGAAACACGCCGGCGCCGGTGGCGATGGCAAAGCCCGCGCTGTTGACCTGTTGCGGGTTCATCAGCCAGACCGGCTTGCGCACGTTGCCGAGCGTGCCGGTGAGCAAGGCCCCCGACAGTTGCTTGACGTCGCCGGTGAGCGCGGCAAAGCCGCCGCCGGCCGTGGGGGTCAAGCCGGCCACGCCGTTGAGGATGCCGGCGGGGCGGATCGCCGTCGCCGCGTTGGCGTCGAGCAGGATCGCGTCGATCGCAACCGAGGTGTCGTAGACGACGGCATCACGCAACAGCCCCTCGATCGCCGGGATCGAATGCTCGTCGAGCTCCCGCGTCCAGGTCGTGATGACCGCCATCTTCATGGGCGTCAGTGGGAGCGAAGTGAACGCCCCCTGCCGAACGGGAATCGGTAACCCTTCACCAACGAACGAGCCGGCGATGGTCGGTGTCCGCGATCGTGTCGGAATGAGGATTTTGGCGTTGCGGCCAAACCCGAGTGCCAGGCCCATGCTCGACAGCGGCCCGAATATCGAGGCCGCCTTCAGGATTTCCATGAAATCGACGACGGTCTGTTGCGCCAGCTCCTTCGCCCATCCGGTGACTGTGGTCATGGCCGCGGCCGAGGCCGCCCTGGTCTGCCAGTCGACCACCGCCGCGAGCGGCTCGTCGTTGCCATAGAGGGCGCGTGTGACCTCCATTGCCGACTTGTGCTCGTGATGTGCCAGCAGGCGCAAGGCGGCCGAGCGGCAAAGCAGATCGATCGGGTCAAGCTTTTTGCGTTCGACGCCGAACGGTCGTTGCAGTTGCGGGCCGTTTCCTTGCTTGATCACCGCAGGCATCCGGCCGCCGTCGTCACTGTTCACGGCGAGATTGCGCTCGCTGTCGCGCAAGGTCGCCAGGATTTCCCGGTCGTGCGCGATCTCGGCGTTCGCCTTTTTCACTGTCTCCAGCAAATCGTTCGGATAGTCGCCGTCGCCGACGGCGTCGTGCAGCGCATCGAGCTTGCCGGTCTTGTCGAGGATAGAGGCTTCTCTCTCTTTGATCTTTTGAGCGAGCGACATGGTCGCGCCCTTTCCAATTATTCGTGACGTCTCGGCTTGCCCGCCGGTGAACCCGCGCCGTCTGATCCCGCGTTCTTTGCCTTTCCCGGCGAAAACGAGATCGATGGTCACGGGTGAAATCTTGAGCGACTTGGCGATCGCCAGCGCATTCGGGTTGGCTGGCACCGAGACCAGGCTGGTCTCGACCAATTCGGCCCTGGTAAAGAACATGCCGTAATCGGATTCCGGCCGCGGCTTGGATTCCTTCGGGCGGAAACCGACGCTGACGGCGCGCAGAATGCCGGCCTCGATCAGCTTGCGGATCTCATCGATGCGATCGCTGGTGCCGGCCGGCGCGAGCTCGAGGTGGCCGCGCAGTTGCTTGTCGACGACGCGGACATTCGCCCACTTGCCGATCGGCGCGTTGCTGTTGTGATTGAACAGCGCGATCGGGTTCTTCTGGAACGACGCCAAGTCCCAGGCGTCCGCCATGATCACGTCGTCCATGCGGTCGGGCGTTTCGTCCGACAGCACGAACTCCTGGCCGTTGACCTTGGCGGCGTGGGTTTTATAGACGACGTCCTTGGTCGTCGAAGCCGGCGCGCCCTTGTCCCAGGCGTCGTCCCAGATCAGTTGGCACACGTCCTGATCGCCGATCTCATCGCCGCAGCGGCTCATGAAATCGACGTAGGACTCGTCGAGCGCGGGGTAGAGGTCCGCCTGACGCTGGCGCTTGCCCTGCATTGGACTGGTGGCCATAGTCGTTGCTTTCTGTATGTTTATCGATGGCAGTCGCCAAGAACGTGATGACATCCATCTGATGTTTGCGACTGTCGGAGCCCGGCCAGTGAGTGACTGATTCCCAGTGACGCGTTGCCGGGCTCCACCCCTTTTCAGAAGAACATCAGCGCGACGAACACGATCGCGAGCGCCGCCGTGAGCGCGATGAGCCACACGGCCTTCACCACGTCGCGGTCGGTCATTGCTTTTCTTTACTTGCCTTTACTGTATTGTCCAAATAATAGCGCGCGAATACTATTGACTACTTAGGTAAATACTATATTTTACTTTCATCAGAACAGAGGAACACGGACATGACCAAGAAAGACCCCATCAAGCAGACCGGCGCCTACCTCGACGCACATTGCGCAGCATTCAATGGCTGGAGCCTTCCGGTCGCCAGGAACGAGTTCGAGCAGCAGGCAATCGACCGGGGCCACTGGGACGGCTCCAAGGCCAGGGAACGAGCACTGGGGGCGTAAGCCCCCTTCCCACCCCATCAGCAACGGAGAGCGCAGATGACAAACCTGATCGCGGCAGCGGCGTTATTCGCAATTAGTTGGGTGTTTTTCTATTCGCTTATTGGAGCGCTGATCTAACCATCATCCGCGCCCAATTTATTGCGCGGCATCGACCGCGATCGCGAACTTGCAATCAACCTTCTGCGCAATCGGATGCGTGCGGGAGCCCGACCGAAACTTGATGAAGTTGATCGACTTTGTCCAAGGCTCAGGCACCACAATACCGGTGCTTCCATGGGCCACAACGGTGACCTCGGCGCCGCTTGCCGTAAATAAATCGTTGTAGAAATTTCCGTCTGTACTCACCTGGAACGTCAAATTAGCCGGCGTGAATTCCTGCGGCACCGTGATGCGGACAATCGTGCCGGCCGAGCAATCGACCCCATCCGAGAGCGACTCGCCCGCAAGAATAGTCGGTCCGTCGACAATGCTGAGTGACATGGACGTTTCCCTTCCTTCGGCTTTGTGGGATCACGGGCCTTGGACGATGACGCCGAACTGGCAAGCCAAATTCTGCATCACCGGCAGCGCGGCGGTACCCGAGCGCAGCTTGATCTGAGTGCAGCCGAGCAACCGACTCTGGCCGATTGCGACATAAGAGTTCGGCTTGATGTTGAAGCTGAGTTCTTTCGCCGTCATGCCGTCGTACAGATCATAAAAATTGGTGCCATCTGCCGAAGCCTGCACGGTCACCACCGCCGGCGTCCAGGCGGCCGGCGTAATGAGCCCGACGACCGGGCCGGTAATGGCGATGGCGGGAGTGATCGAGCCGCGGGACGGGATCGTCGCAACGACAGTGGAAATGGTCATGCCCGTGTCCTCAAGCTATGAGAGCCCCAATATCGACCTTCCACGGCGGCTGTGGATCGCGCACCATCACCGTCACCGCGTCCATCAGCGCCATCCACGGGTCGATCTTGGCATCGCCAGCATTTTGTTTCGTTGCCCTGATGGCCGTAGCCGTGGGTTCGATTTTCACGTTGCCCACGCACCAGTCCAGCAGCGCATTCGGCGCGTGCTTTAACGTGCCATTTTCCGTCTTGCGCTCGGCCGTTTTGATCGCATTCATCAACGCATAGCCCTGCGGGGCGCCGACCACGCGGTCGCCCTCCTGCGTGATATCGATCGCGCGCAGCGCCTCGATGAACTCGCCGAGCCCCGCGGGATCGACCGCCACGCAGGCGAGCAGCTTGCGCTCATCGATGTCGGCGATCAGCGCCACGATCTGCTCGATGTCCTCGGCCGCATGCTCGACGATCGTGAGCTCGCCCGCGCCTTGCGCCTGCTCGAGCCGCGACGCGATCGACTTGCGCCTCTCCAACACGCTGCGGTGACACCACGCATGCGTCCAGACTAGCCAGTCCAGCGTCTCGCGACAGCGCCCGACCACAGCAACGCCGAACAGATCATCGAGCCCGCCGCCGTCGATCCCGACCACGACGACCTCGGAACGAATCAGGATTTCCTCGAGCGTCAACGCCGCATCCTCGGCCGCTTCCCAATACTCGGCGCCCGGCCAGCCGTTCTCGCGCAAGCTCAGCCCGACTTGCACGTTGAAGTGCTGCGACGCGATCAGCGCCACCGCGCCCGGACCATCCGCCTCGGCCCGCATCACCTCGCGCGCTAAAAAGTCCTCGGATGTGCTGCGCCCCAGATTCGGATTGACCAGCGGCCAATACCGCCGCTCCTTCCAGCCGTTGTCGCGTGCGAGCCGATCCGGCAGCTCGTACAACACCGGCAGCAACGGCATCTTCGCCGTGCCGTCACGCACCGCGCGCGCCATCGCCAGCTCAGTGGCAAAGACGCCGGACGGCGACTGCTTGCTCTGCGTCGTCGTCTGAAACAAAAACCCGTCCGGCCTCTTCGTCAAAGCGCCGCGCAACTCGATGAAGATGTCGGCCGCATTCGCCTTCCGGGCAAACTGGTGGGTCTCATCAATCATCGTCCCCACGGCCTTACTGCCCGTGATGGTGTCAGTGTCGGCCGCTTTGATCTGTAAGGTCGCGCCCGAGACCCGGTGCGTGATCTTCTTGAGGTTGTCCTGCACCTGGAACAGCTTCGTCAGCTCGGGATCGAGCTTGATCGTGCCCTTCGCTTGCCGGTAGGCGATCGTCGCCACCTCGATCGTCGGCGCGATGAACAGGTATTCCGCTTCCGGTCTCCGATTGCAGATCAGCGCGGTCACCATCACCGCACCCCCGTTCGAGCTCTTGCTGTTCCCCTTCGGAATGAGCTGGAATATCTCGGAAATCATTCGCGTATTGGTTGCGGGATCGTAGGAACCAAACAACGCCTCGACGATCGGGAAAAACCACGGCCCGCAGACCTCCCCCATCGTCGGCGTCCCGATCACATCCGGCAGCCGCAGCCGCTTGAACACCCGCAACGCCTTCGCCGCCTCGGCCCGGAACAGCGGCAGCTCTGGCACCAGCGAACGGCCGGACAGAATCCGCTCCTCCCAGTCCACGACCGCCGTGTCCCAGGACCGCGTCAGCATCTTTGGCCTACTTGCGCAACATCATGGCGCGATCCGTCAAATCAGCCACGCCAATAGCCGCTAACGGTAGAAGCTGGGGCATAACGGAGTTCATCCAGTGACCAAAAGCCTGACATTGACGATTGCGACCGCGGCCCTGCTGGCCAGCAGCACATTCGCGACCGCGCAAACGACGCAGACAATATGCCAAACCAGAACAAACGGTGGTTCCACGCAGACGGTCTGCACCACGATCAGTATCCCGGCGGCACCGTCCTCACTCACGCCATCGCAGCAACGCACCGCTTACGGTAGCCGCACTGCTTTAGGTACCCGCTGAACCGCCGGAATCAGTTCGCCCGGCCGTCGAACTCCAGGTCGCTGGCCCACTCGGTGGCCGCGCCCGCCGTCGCTGCGGCCTGCTGCTGCAGTTCCTTCTTGCCGACGTACTGCTGCTCATGATCCCACGGCTTCGGCTCAACCCAGCCGGCCCGGCACTTGAGCCAGAAGATGCACGCCGTCACCGCGCCCTGACCGTTGCCCATCGCCTTGTTGTAAAGGCTCTGCGCCACCATCGAATTCGCTTGGATGTGGCCGGTTTCTATTTCGTAGGGATACCACTTGGCCAGCGTCGGCGCCGAGACGCCGATCACCCGCGCAATGTCCACGAGCGGCACGCCATAGCTCGCCATCGCTTCGACTTGCTTGCGACCCTGCTCGGTCGGCTCGTGCGGTTTCCTGCCAGCTTTCATGCGGCTGTCTCCTGTCGCCGTTCAACGGCAATGTCATCAAAGGGGTGCCCGTCGAGTGTCGCCCGCTCGCCGGTGAACGCCTGCCAGCGCATGATGCAGACGTCGACGTAAGCCGGATCAATCTCGATCGCGCAGCACGCGCGGCCGGTCATCTCGGCCGCAATGATGGTGGTGCCTCCACCGACAAACAGGTCGAGCACAATATCGTTGGCGGCAGAACTATTTCGGATTGCGCGCTCTGCCAACTCGACCGGCTTTTGTGTCGGGTGCCAATCATTTCGCGGCGAACGATTGGCCTCCCACAATGTCACCTCGTTGTTCGGTCCATACCATCTGGCCAACTGCCCGCGCCGATGTGCATAAAAGCACGGCTCGTGCTTTCCTTTGTAGTGCGCCGACGTGACGAATTGAGCGTGATTCTTCGCCCAAATAACTTGCGCGACAATCTGGTAACCAGCGGCAGCGGCAGCGCCAGCGCCAGCGCCAGCGTGGCCGTCCGCGTACCACAAGTAAAGGGCTGCGTTATCGTCCGCAGCAAAACGAAGATGAGGCAGTGCGGCCCCATAAATATCGGTGCCGAGATGGTCGCCGTTGAGGCGCTTCCGTTTCTTTGCACCACCGGAGTAGTCCACGCCATACGGAGGGTCGGTGAAAACCAATTGCGCCTGCGTGCCCGCCATCAACTGCCGCACGTCCTCGGCATTGGTCGCGTCGCCACACAGCAACCGGTGCCGCCCGAACACCCACAGATCGCCCGCGCGCGTCACCGGATCGGCCGGAACCTCCGGCACCTCGTCAGGATCGGTCAGCCCCGGATTGCCCGACAGCGCGGCCAATTGCGCCTCGTCAAACCCGATCACCCCGAGGTCAAACCCTAGGCCCTGCAACTCGCCGAGCTCTAGCTTCAACAGTTCCGGGTTCCATCCAGCATTCAGCGCCAGCTGGTTGTCGGCCAGCACATAGGCACGCTTCTGCGCCTCGCTCCAACCGGCCGCGATCATCACCGGAACCTCGGCCAGACCCAGCTTCGTCGCCGCCAGCACCCGGCAATGACCGGCTATGATCCCGCCATCCTCCCCGACCAAAACCGGGGTCGTCCATCCCCACTCCCGGATCGAAGCCGCCACCTGGCCGACCTGCTCATCCGAGTGGGTTCGCGCGTTGCGTGCATACGGGACCAGCCGATCGAGCGCCCACCGCTCGACTTTGTCGGCCGGCCAGCGGGGTAGAATTTTCTTCTTCTGAGGTCTCACCAAAACCGGCTAAATCCTTTTTTTGCTAAAAATAATGCGCAAATGCA